GCAGACCTTTAGGGGAGTTTCCAAAGCTGGAGGACTTCTAAATGCCAATAATAATTCCAGGTAATCGTTTAGCTAGCACAGGACATACGATTAGTCAATCAATTAGGTTTAACCCTGGTGATAGTCCTTATATGTCAAGAACTTTTGGTACAGCAACTGATGCAAATAAATGGACATTATCTGCTTGGTCTAAATTAGGACAGACTGGTGGAATGAGATTATTAGAAGCTGGTGGTAGTTCTGGTAATGAAGATTTTGTAGGTTTTGGAGGCAGTTCTGGTTATGAAAAGCTTTATTTTTGGAAAAGAACATCATCAAGTTATAATTATAATTTAACAAGCACTCAATTATTTAGGGACCCTTCAGCATTTTATCATTTTGTATATGTATTTGATAGTAGTAATACAATAAGCACAGAAAGAATGAAAGCTTATGTTAACGGACAAAGAATAACAGCTTTTTCAACAGAAACATATCCTAGTTCTGGTTTAGCATCAAGAATTAATACAGCAGTTGAGCATAGAATTGGTGAACCAGTATATGGTGGTGGTCATTCTGATGGTTATGTTGCAGAAATGGCATTTATAGATGGACAAGCATTAGACCCTAGTTATTTTGGAGAATTTAAAGAAGATGTTGGAATTTGGATTCCTAAAGATATAAGTGGTCTGACATTTGGAAATAATGGTTTTCATATTGATGGCAGAGATGCTTCAGATTTAGGAGATGACGAATCGGGTAATGGTAATGATTTCAGTACAAGTGGACTTGGAGCACACGACCAAGTTCTTGACTCACCCACAAATAATTTCTGTACAGCAAATCCATTAGATAATTATATTTTTGCTGGAACATTTAAAGATGGAAATTTAGATGTAACTACAAGTGGAGCAACTGGTAATTTTACTTTTCACACTACTACACAACTTGGTCATATTATAGTAATGGTAATGTATATAACAATGATTCTCAACCAATAGGAAGTTATGGTAATACATACACAAATGGAGATATAATTGGTATAGCAGTAGATATGGATAATAATAAATTGTATTTTTCTAAAAATGGAACTTTTCAAAATAGTGGAGTCCCAACAAGTGGCTCTACTGCCACGGGTGCGATAAGTATTACTGGAGGAGTAGATTATTTTTTAGCTGCAAGTGATGATACTGGAGGTGCTACAACGTCACGATTTATGTGGAACTTTGGTCAAGATGGAACTTTTTGTAATGGAGTCACTGCACAAGGTAACACAGATGCAAGTGGAATAGGTAATTTTTATTATAGTGTACCAAGTGGATATAAGGCTTTGTGTACAAAGAATTTAGGGAGTTAATAATATGGCAGAACCAACAATACCAAATGGACAAGAGTATTTCTTTCCTATAATTTATTCTGGCAATGGGCAGGGTCAACGTGTCGGTAAGTTTGTAAGTTTTACTGATAATGGCAGTGTTTCTAAAAGTGTTATGTATAATGATGGAGATAATCCTTATCTAACAAGAACTCAAGCAAGTGGAACAGGTGACCAAAAAAGAAAAGCTACTTTTTCGTGGTGGTTTAAACGTGGCACTGCCTATGGTACAGAGATGATTCATGTTGGAGCTGCTCCGTCAACAAGGTTGTTAGCACGATTTGACACATCAAATAGATTGGTGTTTCGTTTAACTAACGGAACCACAGAATATCAAAAAGTAACAAACATGACATTTGAAGATTCTTCAAAATGGTACCACTGTCATTGGCAGATTGATGTAAGTCAAAGCACAGCCACTGACAGGTCAAAGGTATGGATTGATGGTGACCAAATAACCAGTTGGAGTTCTGATAGTAACCCAGGTCAAAACACAGATGTTGTAGGATTATCTGATGGGACAACGCAAAGAATTGGTTGTGGTGCACACTTTGTTGGACAAATTTTTGATGGGTATCTTGCTGAATTTAATTACTGTGATGG